GCGCTGCGTAGCCAGCCGCCAGCGCATATCCTCATAGTACCCGCGCGGGTTGGCCCAGTCGGTAGGCTGGAAATGCCCCGCGCCCATATCCACGCCTATCTTGTGGAGCACGCCCGCGACACACGACGTACCCGAGCGGGGCACGCCCAGGACCATCAGGCAGGTGCTAGGCATAGCCGAATTGCTCCATTGCCGGCCCCACGATGCGCTTGACTGTCGCCTTTTCCGCTGCGCTCAAGGTCGCCCCTTTTGCCTTGCCCGCCACCCGCTGCTCTCGCAACCGCCACCAGAACGCGCTACCCTGGATGGGCGTCACGCCTAGTGTATCGAACAGCCCCTCGATCCGCTCTGTGAAGCGTTCTTTGCTCACCCGCCGGTCAAAGAGCAATTCAAAGCGCAGCACCGGCACACCGAGGCGGGTCAGGCTGTGGTAGAACTCGTTTTTGATCCTCCACGCTACAGCAGCCTGCTCGACCATCGGGCGCTTGGCGTATCCGTTCCCCAGGCCGTACACCGCCCCCGCCCGTGGATAGTTCCACCAGTTCCAGCCCCAGCCGCGCGCCTTGAGCGAGGCCGCGTAGGCGTATGGAGAGCGCGCCAGGAGCACGCCGCGCGCGGGCAGAGAAAGCAGGCCGCCCGGTATGACCGAGAGAGCGTCTTTGATCCCGTAGGTCAGCGCGACGTGCTCAAGCAGGGCCGGGTTGCACTCTACGTAGGTCTGCGCGCCCTGCTGGCCCAGCATCAGGTTTAGGCAGTAGTTGGTAAAGAACTCCGCCGGCGTCTTGCGCCTCGCCGTCTTGGCGCGCTTGGGGAAGTTGTCGTGAAAGGCCGCGACCTTGCTCCCGTCGCACGCCTTGTCGAGCAGTAGCTTGACCCAGTGCGTTGCCGTGCGCCCGGTGCCCGCCAGGTAGGAGAACTGTTTATGGAGCATCGCCGTGTTCCTTCCTGGCCTGGTCATAGCCCAGCATAAAGATCACCGGCAAGCCATTGAGCAGCCGATCAAAGAGCGGTCGCGCTGCTCGGCGTCGCTTGCGAGACGTGCCGCCCATCTCGCCAAGGCCATCGTTGAGCGCCAGGGCCAACGTCGCCTTGGCGAGTTCGTACTGCTCGCTCGACGTGATACTGTCGATCTGCTCTGGCCCGTAGCGTGCCATCAGGTCGTCTATCACTCCTGGAACGTCTATCGTTTTCTGTAGCCAGCTTTCACTTGTCACCTGTACCCCCTTTGGGTTTATGCACCCATTTCTTGCGATATCGCCGCTTGTCCTGCTTGGCCCACTTTTGCCGCAGTTGGTTGTTCTCTTTGTTGTTGCCGCGCAAATGTTTTATGTATACCCCCTTGACCCAGACCTGCTTCCACCCCTTGCGCCGCGCGCGCTGCACCCAGTCCGACTCGTCTCCGTAGTGAATGAACCCCTCGTCGAATAACCCCACGTCCCGCAGTGCCTCGGCCCGGATAGCCGCGCAGAACCAGGCCAGCGGACCCTTGACCACGTGCACCTCGAACGGGTCGCCCGGTTTGCCGCTCCGCTGTGGCGTCGTCGAGCACTCCCCGCTGGGGCAGGCCATCCCGTAGCGGTTATTCATCCGCAGCCCTTGAATGAGCAGTTTGAGCCAGTCCCGTTGCGCCGGGATCGTGTCGTCGTTCAGGTAGCACACGAACGGTGTCTCGCAGTGCAGCGCGGCCTTGAACAGGGCGTTGCTCGTCTTGACCGCCCCGCGCATCTTCCAGTCCACGAGCAGCACGCCGATAGTCTCAACGCCCGCCGTGGACCGTGCGAGGCGCATCGTCTGCGCGCCCCGGTCCAGATCGAGCGTGGGCATTATGATCGTGCACGGTGGCTCTGCCACAGTCCCTCCAGGTCCCCGGTCGCACACGGCCACATCAAGATCATTTTGCTGTCATCCTCACCCGCCCCTAGCTCCGTCAGTCACCAGCCCTCCTCCTTCAGGCGATTCATTTGCGCGCCTGTCGCCGTGAGGATCGTATAGCGCGCGCGGTACCTGAACCATTCGTCCGCAGCGTCCACGATCCACCGTTCGCCCTCGCTCAAGTCGGCGCTCTTCCAACCCCGGTAGGTGTTGAACATCGTCACCACGTCGAACAACACATCCTTGCCATCACGGAAGAGGCGCTGTAGCGGTATCCTGAACAGGCGCACGCCCTGGTCCTGGACCATCCAGTGTGTTTGCATCCGGTCCTTGTTCAGGTCCACACCAAGCGCCTGGCACATTGGCCAGCGCCGCTTGACGTGCCACGGGATCAGCGCATCCCCACAGCACACGTCTAGGAACGTGAACCGCTCCGGGATCAGGCGATTGTAGAGCAGATCGTCTACTGCACGCATCACCCGCGCCGGCCGCGAGCGGGGATTGTCCGCGCGCCAGTCCGAGACGCCTACCCGCTGCCACGCCTCCGCTTGCAGGTTGCTGATCGGCGTGCGCGGCCATAGGTACAGCTCCCTGGTATGGTTCTGCTCGGCCTCTTGCTCGAGTTGTGCTAGATACTGGCAGGGTTCTGTCATTTGCCTGTCAGGTTCCTTTGCAATATGTCCATCGTCGCTCGTTTCTTCCAGAAGGATCGCGTCAATGCCGCGCCCTTTTGCACGGTGCCCCCGTATCGCGCGTGCACGTACCCGTCCAGGATACTCCCCAAGTCGAGCGCCGCGCACGTGTCGCCGCGCGCCTTCCACAGCATCCAGGCGATGACAGGCGAGGGCGGCCCCGCGTGGATGCTGTAGAGCGTGTCCGCCGGGTAGCGCAGCGCTTCCTCGACGATTCGCTCTCTCTGGAAGAAGGCCCGGTGATAGGGCACTTGCACAAACCCGTCATAGTCGAACACGCCGCGCCGGTCGATGCCGCGCAGGTGCGCAGGCCCTACGACCACCACTGGGCGCGTCTGGTTGCGCATCGCCTGGAAGAAGGGATAGTTGCGCCCTTCCACGTTGGCAAAGTGAATCGCCAGTGCATTGTACCACGTCACGCCCGGAAAGAGGCGGTCGCAGTGATCGCGCGCCAACCGCTCCTTGGGCACACAGTTGCCGTCCATCCACAGAGAGCGGTAGTAGTTACCATCGTTGGGTGGCTGCTTGATGCTCTTGCGCAACAGTTCCCGCAGGCCCTTGCTTCTCAGCGTGTGACCGTCCCCGTTCTTGGTGCGTCCGCCGCCGTTCTTTCGACCCGTCCAGATCATAGCGTTCAGTTCGCCGTCTCCAAACCTACAGAAGGTGAAGGGCTCCTCACGTCTGATCTTGTCTACCCACCAGGCATAGGGCTTGCAGATGGTTTTCATTGCCCGGTCAAGTTCCTTTGAATGATAGCGGGATTCTTGAGCATCCCCTTGTGGTACGTGCGCGTGCGCTTGCCAACATACGGGTCCCACAGGCTGCCACAGTCGATGATCCACGAGTGCTGGCCCACGCGCTGGAACAGGGACCAGGCGAACACCTTGGCCGCTGGCCCTGCCGTGAGCAGGTAGCACACCGGGTTGCGTTTTTGTAACGCTTCTGCAATGATCCGCTCTCGCATCGCCCAACAGTTGCGCCCCGGAATGACGATGTGCTGCGCGATGGGGAACACGCGCGGATCGAGCGCCGCCAGTCTCTCCGGCCCGACCACCTTGATGGGCACCTCCAGGCCGCGCAACGCCTCGACGAACGGGTAGAGCTGGCCCTTTTTGCTGGCCTTGTACAATACCGTGCAGTCGTGAAACCGCACGTGTCCCGGCGTATGCTGCTCTAGCCACGCTGTGATATTGGCCCGGTAGGACGTGCGCCGCAGGCTGAGAATGTAGCGCGGATCGTCCGGTGCCCTGGCGATCACCTTGATCATTCCCTGTTGCAGGCTCTTGTGGTTCAACGTCTGCGACCTGGACGAGGTGATCCCGCGATCCTGTTGTATCGCGCTCCATTCCCCGTCGCCCAGTCGTATGAACGTGAACGGCTCGCCCGCGTTCATCTTGTCCACGTAGTATTGTAGTCCGGGACTGAAAACGTCAATCATTGTTTATGCTTCACGTAATAGAAATGTTTATGCGTGTTCCTGGGCCAGCACCGGCCCGGTATCTCACGCCATCGTATACCCAGTTTCCAGCACACGAACGGGAGCGAGACCTGATCCCGCACGCTAAAGCTGTTCAGTTCTGCCCACCACGCATCATTGAGCAGTCGCACCCGTGACACATTGCGCCGAATGACGCACCGCGTCTCCGGCAGCCCCCACTTGCGCGGCATTCCCTCGGCCTGGTAGACCTTGGTCTGCTTGTCCAACACCTTTGGTGAGTCCTTGCCCACCTTGGCGCAAAACTCCGCTTCCTCGAACAAGCACACTCGATCCGGGTGCTTGAAGATCGCCAGGTCCGCATCACCTAGATACCGCTCCACGATCTCCCGTGGGTCTGCCAGCAAGCGGACGTTGCCGTCTACCCAGATCCACACGTCTGCGTCCAGGTAGCGGTGGGGCAGCGCCTTGTAATGCCGCGCTGTGCGCCTCAGTCCCTGTTCCGGTTCGACCATTCGCTGCTCCCAGGTTGGCGGCACGCCTAGGCCCTGCGTCTTGGCGCGGATCGTCGCCGGCTGTTCGTCTGTCCACAAGCCCACCTCGCGCCGTGGTCGGTCTGTAAAGAGCACGTGCTCGACCTTGGACGCCAACGGGTAGACCGACCATAGGCGGTCAATGTCACCAAAGATGGCAGTGTAGACGACTATGTGCATTGTTCCCGCGCCCACTCGTACAACCCCACGTCGTACCGGTTCGCATCTGCCACAGCCTGCCGAATGCGCCGATACGGACTGGGATAGTTCCCGGCCATCTTGCGCCGTTTCGTGTCGACGTGCGCCCAGCCGAACTCTAGCGCCCAGTTGCACACGTCCTGGGCATAGGTCTCGACAAAGCCGACGACCATCGTCCTCAAGTGCGACTTGGCAAGGTTCAGGTCAAACTCTGTGACCGGCTTTTCTATCGGCAGGCTACCCACGTCCGTGCGCCCGGCCAGCCAGCGCGTCATCCCATTGTCCAGGTCAGACATAGCGCCCGACGCTGCAAAGTGCGCCAGGCTGAACCGTCGCGCCTCTGCGTGGCGGCGGTGCTTGGCGAACCGACGACAAAACCAGTAGAGCGACGTTATCCTGTCCACCGGGTTGCGCAGCATCACGGCGTAGCGGTATGGCTGCTCCAGGTGCTCGTGCAGGCCCCACGGGATGTGCCCCGTTAGGCACGTGATGGATGCTCGCTTGGCCTGGGGCAACTTGCCGAACTTGCGCCACCCGCCACCGTTGGGCGTGCGGTAGAACCCGTCGCCATAGTTGCCCTTGAGCACGTCCATTATTGACGTGCCCGCGCACTTTGGGATGTGCAGATAGATTAGCGTAGAAGCCGCTTCTTGCTCGCCCATACCAGATCGTCGTGTTCCTTCCACTCGAAAATCAGCCCTGATCCGTGGTGCGTATGCTTCAAGAACACATCGCGCACCCACACCGTTTTGTATCCCGCCTTGGCCGCCATCTTGCAGTAGTAGTTGTCGCTGCCGTAATGGATGAACGCCTCGTCCAGGTAGCCAATCTGATCTACTACGTCTCGCTTGACCAACACGCACCAGAAGGGCAGGTGATCCACGATCTCTAGCCCGCCCTGACCCGCCCAGCCGTAGCACATCGGTTTGGTGCTGCTCTTGCCCGACGGCCCAACGATGCCATAGCTCTCGTCATCGTAGAGCGCGCGCTGTAGCGTATCCAGCCAGTTGTAGCTGAACCATTCTATGTCGTCGTTCAGGATCATCGTGTCGCCCTCGGACAGCATCCATCCCCGGTTAACCGTCCGGCTGAACCCGTCCCCTTTGGCGTCGTGGACGATGACCGTCTTGCACGTGTGCCCCGCGGTCAATTCTGCCAGGCGCGCCGTCTCTGCGGCTTCGTCCGGGTGAACGGTTGGGATGACGATGGTGATCACCCTCGCGCCATCCCGAACCGATGCGCCACGACCACCCCGCCATTGTACGGCCTGCCCAGGAGCGCGATGCGCGCCGTGCGTCTCTCTAGCGCCCTGAGCAGCGCGCCCTGGTCCTTGTCCTTCCAGCGCATCCACTCGTCACGCCACGCCCGAAAGAGCAGCTTGACGCGGTACGACTTGCGAAACCAGATCACGCCCGTGTTGAGTTGGAGCGGGTCGATGCGTAATTCCTGTAGCGTCTGCGCTCGCTCGGCGTGGGCACAGTGCCCCAGTAGGTCTCCACCTTGCGGGATGCTGGGCACAATCGCCATATCCCAACCCCGGTCGAGGTAGGCGAACCCTACGCCGAGCTTGTCATAGACCCGCGTGTCCGCGTCGAGAAAGAGCGTTTGATCCCACGGGCTGAGCACGTCCAGGTTGACCTTTGCCCAGCGCCCCGGCGTGCCCAGGTCGGGCCATTGGATGGTAGGTGCCCAGCCAATGTCGTCGCCCTCGGTGATGACGCACACCGGCCACGATGGATGCACGCGGGACAGAGACTCGGCAGATAGCCGCGCCTCCTTGCGCGCCGCCGGCCCGTAGGCTACGTAGAGCACGCCTTTGCTCATCTGCGCCACCGACCGAGCCACCCAGCAGGCAGGCTACACAGCAGCACACGGTTGCGGTAGAGCGCGCGCAGGAACGACAGGTCCTCGTACTCGCTCTCTTGCATCTCGGCCTCCCACGCGCCGATCATCTGCTCCGTGTCGTTCGTCCGGCGTACCCACACGGCGCTCGACTCGTAGACGGGGATGCGCAGGTCTCCGATGGCCTCGCGTGTCTTGCGCTGCTCCGCCTGGTCCCCAACCCGAAAGGCCAGTAGTTCGTTCGAGCGCAGCATCACCGCCACTTCCCAGGACGCATAGCGCCCGGTATCCTCCACGCGCGCAAAGCCAAGCGCGATCTGCTTGCGCTGTAGCGGCTGCCGGGGATGCCAGAGCAAGGTGCGCGCGTAGGGCAAGCGCAGAGAACCGCTGTACTCTGTCACGTCCACTTCCAGGCCGTCCAATGCTGCTCTGGCGTCTCGGATCGTACCATCGCGCAGGTAGATACCACAGTCGTCCAGGTCCTCCGTGAGCGCGCGCTGTACTTGCGCCTCATCTGGCAGTTCGGCTTGTCCGGTCTCTAGCAGCTCAATCGCGCGCTGCTTGGAGACAGGCACCCAGTCGCCTGGATGATACGTTTTTAAAGAACCGTGTTCGTCTGCGGCCATGATGAGCGTGACCGCCTTAACGTGTACTCTCGCCACTATACCCCCTTGGACGGGGAGGCCAGGCGGGGGGTATCGCCCAGCACTCCCCCTTTGCGCGTTGGCCTTTCGGCCTCGGCACCCCCAGCGCGTCGGATAAACTGCTTGCTACGCCACGATCTCGGTAACGAGCGCGGTCGCCACAGGCGCGTAACGGTTGACGATCCCGAACGTGATCAACGATGCGTCTACCGCCGCGTTCGCGATGGTCAGCACAGCCCGAACAAAGTCAAAGCCGGGCGTCATTTCCTCGGTACGCAGCTCGATGATGCACACGTCGTTGCCGTCACCACCGGCCTGCGTAAGCTGCGCGATTGCCTTGCCCGCGATGTTGACCGCCCCGGTGCCCGCGTTATCGCTCGCCTCTTGGAGCACGAGGTCGACCGTCGCGCCCTGTCCCATATCGCCCACCATCAAGATGCACGCAGCACGGTGATGGATGGACATATCGAACCAAGCCGACTGGTGGACCGCTGCCGCCATATTGTCAGGGTACAGTTCAGCCCCAACCTGGTGGACTTCTGAAAACTCTACAGTATACATTCTGGATTGCCTCCTAGAATTGTGTAAACTCGATCACGATTCTGTGAGCCTCTGCATCAACCATAACCACCACGTGCCCGCGCTCTTGTAGCGCGTGAAGCTGCGCCTCCATTCGATTGCAAGGACCACAAAGCCAAGTCAAGTTAGATAGATCGCCGTTCTCTCGATTGTGATCTCTGTGGTGGACCTGCAATCGGTTACTCGCGCCGCACCATTCACACCGACAGGGCCGACCGCTCTCTTGCAGGACGCGCCTCTGATAGTTCTGTGCTGTGCCGCCATTCCAGGCCGGATTGCCATCGCCTGACATTCGCTCTGAGTGTCGCTCGTGGCATTCTGAGTCTGTGCGCGCAGGTATGCCAAACTTATCTAGCCACACCTTAACGCCAGTCGCGGAAATACCCACGTCTTGCCCAATTTGGCGCATAGACTTGTCGAGCGTCACGTATTGCTGGTATAACCATTCACGGGTCGCGCCAACAAAACGTGCGCCACAGCCCTGCCCGATGCGCTCGGGGGCCCTGGGGTCATCCGACAAAGCGACAGGCTGCCTCATCCCAGCTTTGCGCTTCCATTCGTTGACAAGCCACAAGGAGCAACCAAGTCTTTCGGCAAGCTCTCGACTACTCTCTGTTTGTGCTTCGAGCCACTCCCGATCTGGCGCCCGCCACTTGCGGCGCGGGTGATTATGGATTTGTTCAGGTGCTTTCATAGGATACTCTCCCTGGTATCGCTGCTCCTATTTTAAGATAGTGGGCAGGCGGTAGGAGTGCCGCTTTTCGCCCCGTCGGACTAGCCCACTATCATCATATCATAGGACCGGCCTAAGACGCAACTTGTCCCAATATCACGAAAGGCGAAATTTGCGTAGCCCCATCGGCCAGGGTCAAGGGCGCACTCAGCCAGGGCTGCCCATCTACGCGGTGAACCGCGCGCCAGGCCGTCAAGTCGTAGCGGAATCGGTAGTGCATCGAGTTGTCGATGGTCGTCGCCTGCCGATCCCCGATCAGGTAGTAGTTCCAGTCGGCAAGCAGGATGTCGCCCGCCGCCCCGAGCGTGGGCAGCTTTTCGGTGTAGTAGATCGGGAACCCGAACAGCGTACCCGGCGCGCCCTCGCGGGCGTTGGGGATAAAGATGTAGGACGGGTTAGCCGCCGGGCCGTTCAGAGCCAGGAGTTGCGGCATTGCCGCCCGGCTGATGTGCCAGCACGGGACATCGCCGTGGTGCTGCGAGAGCATGTTGAAGATGTCCGCAACGCCAATAGCACCCGCTGCGGCTCGGTTGACGGTGATCGTCGCGGCTGCGTTCAGCACACCCAAAGGCTGCCCCGCGCCCGTACCGCGCAGGAAGCAATATTCCTCTTCCCAGCGGATCGCGCCGGTGAACCCCATCGGGCTTTGCAGGAACGCCACGAGGCCGACCGCCTCATCTGCCAGCAACTCGTCAGACGCCTCGGTGTAGCAGACCAGCTTGTGCGCCACGAGGTTGATCTGGCGGAAGCTCGGCTCCGTCTCGTCCTTGCTCACGCCTTCCTCGGTCCAGCTTGCCACGATCCCGCCGTGCTGGCGGGTCTCGCCCGAGGTCGTCCCGGTCTGGTCCAGAGTTGGAATCTGCAACTGTCGCCGTCGCATCGGGATCACGGTCGCGCGCGCGCGGATCGGGTTGTCCTCGTACACGACGCCCAGCAGCTCAGGCCGGAACTCGACCGGCACAAGGAACCCGCCGGACGCGCCGGTCTGTTCCAGCAAGTCCTTGGCTTGCTTGCCGCCGATCTCCTGCGATCCCTTCTTGGCGAGCCAGTTGGAACCGACAGGCTCGCCGTCCTCCAGGTCAAACTCCTTGCCCATAATCTGCGCCGGGTCTGCGCGGCCCTTGTAGCGGGGCGAGTAATAACGATAGTTCCAGACGAGCCACTGCCCCAGGTTCTCGATCTGCGGCGTGCCGGGCTGCGCGCCCTTCTTGGTGTCGTCCTGGAATGCCTTGAATTCAAGCGCCGCCTGCTCGATCTCTTTCAACTCTGCGGCCTTGCGGTGCCAGTCCTTGGCCTCCACAATCAGCTTGTCTCGACGCTCTGCGTCTTGCGCATCGATCTCGTCACGCTCAAGCAAGCCCTTGGCCTCTGCAAAGAGGGTGTTGGCCTTTTCAAGCATTTCTCTGCGATTCATTGTTCCTCCGATAGTTCTGTTTCGATGACCCCCAAAATTTGATCTATCTCGGCCATCATTTCCTCGGAGGTGGGTGCTGTCTGCGGCCCGGCCTCGGTCTCTTGGCCTGTCGCGGCCTCCTGGGGAGGTGCGTCTTTTGCTTGTTCTTCTTGCTCTGGTTCCGTCTCCGCTGGCATTGCCGATGCCAGCATATCTTCCAGGTCAGAGAGCGCGGTTTGAGCGGCGTCAATAGCGCCCTGGATGCGCGCCACGTTAGCGGCGCTGAACGTGCGCCCGATCTTGCTCTCTTCCGGTCCATCCTCTGCCTTGTCCCACGGCGGTACAATACCGTCATCGTCGAACTGGCTGCGCATCCGGGCATAGTAGCGGTCGATCTTGCTGCGCACGCTGGCCCGGTCGCCGTCTGGAATGTCTACCCCGCCGCGTGCACCCTGGACCGCCGCCGCGGCTGCGAATACCCCGCGCGGGATGGCGACCAGCTCGCCGTCGACCTCGGCGGCAAAGGGCAGCTTGTACGATCCGAACTCATCAGGCGCGTTACTGTCGTACCAGAAAAAGCCGTCCTTGTAGCTGCTTGACGGTGCATCCTCTGATCCGGTCGCCCTACGGATACCCGCTGCAGCAGCCTGCGCATCCCAGGCGCGTTCGCGGTCCGCGATAGGAAGCGCGGTACTGCCCGATGCGCCCTTGTCGCCCAGCAACTCAGCAGCCTTTCGCATCACCCAGGCTTGCCACAAGTCGGCCCGCTGCTCTAGCGTTGCGTCAGCCAGGAAGGCGGATAGGTTGTCGATGGCCTCTTGCTTGTCCCCCTTGGCACTCAGCGTGGACGTTGCCGGGTTCATAGCAAACGCGACCGGGCTGTACTCCCACAGCCTGATCTCCTTGAGGTTGCGCACGGTGACGCTCTTGCCGTCTCGCTCCTCTTCGCTGTAGTCCGCCGTGATCGGGTCATAGCCGATGCTGTACTCGTCCACCGCGCCGTCCCGAATGCGGGTAAACGCGCCCTTGCCCTCTGGTGTGTCCATCAGAAATTGCGTGCGGGCCATCAGTGCCCCAGTCGCATCCGGGTATGCCGTGCGCACCTTGGCAGGCAGGTCGTCGCGGCCCGCTTCCCACAGCGACAGCGGCTTGCCGATCACGTTCAGTACGCTGTTGGAGTTGTGCGCGTCGAGCACGCGAATCTTGCCGCCCCGCTCGCTGATCGTCTTGGTGAACGCGCCCGGATGGATGCGATCCCCGCCCAGGTCCACGTTGCCCATCACGGCCACGGTGTGCTCGACGATGCCCTGGTCACCGTCGATCTTGGTCACGATAAAGGGAAGGGTCTTACGTTCCTGGGCTTTTTGCCCTATGGTGACTTGCAACTTGCTCCTACTCATCTCGATACCCTCTACCCCCTTTTCGCTTGGATTGCTCCAGTCATAGCACGCCCAAAAGCCCGCCGCAAACGGGTCCTTCTTCGTGTCGCAGCGGTGGCGCGCCAAAAAGTTCTCGCGGGCCTCTTCGTTGTTGCGACGCATCGGCAGATCGGGATCGCCATAGTGCACCAGGCGCTCGCTGTCTTTGTGCCGCACCGTGCGCATCCACGCCTTGTCATCCCGGCTGCTCGACCGCCGACGGGTTGCCTGGCAGGATACGCCGTTGTACGTGTAACGGTGGAACGTCGCCGCCTTTTCTCGGTTCGGCTGTGGCGTTGGCATCAGTCGTATTGCATCCATTCCCCCGTGCGCCGGTGCGCCCGCTTTGGCTTGAACTCTGTCGGGCCTACCGTCGCTTGCGCCGTCTGTCGCTTGCTCACACATCGCAGGCACAAAATTGAACTCGAATCGCTGTGCTCGATCCAGCACCGGCTGCCCGGTGCCAAGGTTTCCCCGCACACGGCACAGTGTACGGTCAATCCCACTGGTACAGTGTAGACCTCTCCTGTCTCACTCATCACCCCCAACCTTTCCTTGATTCGATTGTACACGTCTGCCGTCGTGATCCTAGGGAATGCCGGTTCCCGTAGGGCACGTAAAAACCTATTGACAAGCATAGTCAAATCTGGTATACTGTTTCTGTCTAGGCAATGCGGTTTCCGTCGCTCTTTTCTTTGGTTTCATTCTTGCCCATCGCCCGCGTTGCCTAGACAACAGCGCCGGTCGCGGTGGGCAAGTTTTTTTACAAGGAGGCGGCATGGACACCCTCACTATAGAATGTTGTTTGCCTGGATGCTGTGGAGCCGACTGCATTCATAGATTGCCAGATACTCAACGAATCGAGCACAAGAGTTGGAATCCCTCTATTCTGTGGTCGCGCCGCGAAAGATTCGATGTCCTCTACATTGTGCCCCATTGTGCTAAGGCGGCTGAGCGCGCAGAATGGCGCTCTGAGATATTCGCCCAGGCCGACGTGGCGGTAGAGGTGGTAAGCCGCGCCCAGTATAAAACGTCTCGCGGATGGGTCAAGGCGTGCCACGATGTCTTCGAACCTTTCGCCCGTCTGTGGTGGGACGGGCCGTGTAAGTTTTATTCTTCTGTGCCATCCGATCCCGGAGCGCTAGCCACTCTGGCCTGACTTGCCCGTTGTCATCAAAAACAGGTTCATTTGTCAGACGGTCGTCAAATCCTCTAAATTTAGGCATCAGCAGCGCCCCAACTCTGATAGTCTAGCGCCATCTGTGGCGCTAGTTTCTTCCATACCTCATCATATAACGCCTTCTGTGCTTGTTGCTTGCTCACTTCTCCGCTTACAATCCGACGCCCCCAAGAGGGTGCCCCCTCATCAAACAGCTTGTCAAACTCTTTTTGCCACTGATAAAAACCTGGCTGCCGATCTTGTTTCAGAATCGCATACCTAGACCCATCAGCACCTACCACGCGAATACCAGCCAAACCGGGCAAATCGATCAACTCTTGCACATCTTCCACAGAGAATGACTTAGATGTAGGATGGGTATGCGTAAGGGCATACTCCTTATCGCTGGTACTCAAGATATCAATCCATTCATCGGGAAATGCTATGCGATCTGTTGTTCCCTCTATCATATCTCCGATCAACTCCTCACCGTCCAATCGAATCATTGCCCCGACTTCACTTCCTCTCTGCTGTGTTTGCCTGAGCATTCTTTCCTCTGTTGATTCTGCGAATCTTCGATCAAGCAGTGCGGTCCTTGGTGGTTCTCGTATATCCTCACCAACAGCCTGCCCTTCCTCAATCACCGGCGCTGTCACGCACCGGCAATTCACAATCTCCCCCGCCGGCGCGCCCAGGCTCCCATCCAGCGGTTGGAGCATCAGACTTGCGCCCACCTCGAACGGTTGCCCGATGGTCCGCACCTGCCCGTGTGCTGCCGCGTGCGTGGGCCTGGTGCGCGCATCGTTCGTTGCGACCCACTCGTGCTGCTCTGCCCCGTAAGCCCTGAATAGCTGCGGGCTGGCCCAGTTTGCCGAGTGCATCGACTCTGTGCGCGATATGTTTTCGATACGATATTCCGGTCTCCGATCTACGAACCACTCGCGCTCTTCATCAGTCAGCGCCTCGTCTCTCAGGTACACGTCCCACAGCGCGTCGATCCCGTTGTTCAGGCGCTCGATGGTCCAGCCCTCCTCGCGCGCCGTCTTGAGCAGGGCAAACAAGTCGCTCTGCGTCGTGCTCAGGATCGGCTGCGCGAACGTCATCTCGTAGGCTTCCAGCTCAAGCGCGGCGTTCTCTAGCCAGTTCTGCACGTTAAACTGGATGCCTAGCTCCGCCGTCCACACGTCGTTAACGTCGCGCGTCGTGCCGACGATCAGCGGGTGGAACACCTCGCGCCAGTTGTTCGGCGCTTCGTTCTCAAAGTAGTCGTCCCAATCCCGCTCGATCAGCGTATAGTCCACCGACTGCTTGCGCTGCAAAAACCGCGCCTTGGCTGCGCTCACCCTGGCGCGCATCGCCCGGTGGTCGCGCTCTAGCGCCGTCTCTGCGCCGTCGGCATAGCCGGACTCGCTGGCCTCGGCGGCCTTGTCGAGGATGCGCGCTACGCGGTCTTTCTGCTCAGTTGTTAAAGCGCCTTTTTTTTTAGAGGTAGGCGCAAGACCTTGCGGCCCTCGTCCGTTGCCTGCGCGCCGCCTTCTGTGTCCTGCTCTGGCTCGACCGGTGTGCCCAGCGCCGCTATGGCGGGCACTTCGATCATCATTGGTGAAAGGACGAACACGTCGTCCTCTGCTGGCCCCAGGGAGGGCAGGCCCATCGCGCGCCGGTATTCTCCCCGCGTCACACCGCCCGACTTGAACCCTTCCAGCATCCGGTCCTGGTTTGCCTGGCGCTGTGCCTGGAACGCCGGGACCGCGCTGTAGTCAGACATCACGAACCGATCCCCGTCGTTGAGGTAATACTGATAGTCGACCTCAAACAGGCGGTTCTCCGGGACCATCGTGTCTTCCCAGAACGCGACGCGGGCCTCGGCATAGTTGCTGTACGTCGCCCGGTTCAAGCCGATGCGCGCCCCGATCAGGATGGGCGGCACGCCGAACGGCCCCAGGATGCGCGATTCGTTGCGTTCGTCTTGCTGGGTAAATCCCATCTCGTCGAACGCCAGCCCGATGCGCTGGTAAGTCGTGCCCTGCTCCAAGACGCCGATCTCCTCAGACCAGTTGTAATAGCCGCCGTACATCTCTTTCCACGCCCCCTTGACGTTGGCGATGGTCTCAGGCGAGAGCGGCTTGTCTGAAGAGAGCACGCCGGGCAGCATCACGCCGTGGTCAAAGAACAACTTGAGGAAATGCGTGATCGAGTTGTCCACGTCAGCAGAGCGGGCCATAGGCGAGATGGGAGAGAGGCCATAGCCCATCCCCTCCAGCGGGTCGAGCGGGTTCGGAAACTTGGTGTGTATCAG